GCCCGGTAGCCACAGGGGGGCGGGTTGGCGGTGCGATCGTCTTCATTTTGCCCATTTCCTGTGGCAGGCAATAGGCAGAGGCCCATGGAGAGGACTAGGTAAGTGGGGCCGCGAGGGGCCATGGCCGCGTTCTCCTTCTTAGAACGGGTTTATGGAAGTGCCCGTAGCTCGAACTACGGGGGCGGGCGGGGCGGGTCGCGAGACTCGCCCCGTTTGGTTGTGGTAGGATGGCAGATCAACCTGAGGGGGTTGCCATGCCGTACCCGGAAATGGACGCCATTCTGCTGGTAGCCATCCTGCAGTTGTTTGGGGTCGTCATTCTCGCGAGCGGGCTGCTTGTGCTGGCGGTCCACCTGCTATGGTGAGCCCTGTTCGCATTATGGTGTCTTACGATCTCCTTTGGGCGTGTTTCGAAACCGGCCAAATGACCGTCATGCAATTGCGGCAGCATATGCATGAGGATGATGTCTTTGCTCAGTGGGTGCGCCGCAAATTACACAAACAGAATTAGACGATTTTCTCGACTATGAAGGTCGCCATGGGGCTGGCTAGTCATCGCGGCCCCGCCGGTCGATCCAGCCCGCCGTTGCGAAGTACGCATTTGTGGCGGTGCTCCGCGAACGGGCGAGAATCTGCGCCGATGCGTTGGTCATAAATTCGAACCGCCCACCATCGTTGGCCCCGACACCGCCTATGGAATAAAGCGGCGCAGCGGCCAAAGCCGGTGCGGCTTCGGTCAGGTCTGAACTCCAAACAATGCACTACTGAGCACGAATACACAGACCTGGCCTATATTGCGCCGGGCTCCCTCGACGTGAACCGCATCAAACGCGCCGATGCAGTTCTCGCGCTGCGCCGTCTCGCCGCCGGCGGCGACGTCTATTTCGGCGAACGCTGCTAGAAACACCGGGGCAAGCGATAAGCAGGCGGCGGCGCACATCATGTCCTGATGATGTAGTTTAGGATAATGGTCGGCTGCACGGTGTTGTGCGCCGCGTCGTCGCCAGTCAAGCCAGTGAGAGTGTCCGCACCAATTTGTCGCGGCGTCACGCCGCTTTCGAACGAACCCGAAACCACCGGCGCACGTTCCGTATGTGCATGTGCGGCTAGTTCCGCCACGGTCAGGACGTGCCCCTGCTCACCACCGGCAGCGCCGAGCGTCTCGCCATCGACGCCGCCGCTTAAAACGTCGGTCAGGCGTCCCGCGCCGGAGCCGCCCATATCGTCTTTACCGGCGGCAACACGGCCGCGCAGGTCGGGCAAGTTGAACGTCGTCGACCCGTCGCCGATGCCATAGGTCGTGCCGACGACGTCAAACAGCGCCGCATAGGTCGTGCGCGAAACCGGCTGGCCGTAACACAGCAGCCAGCCCGTCGGGGCGACGTCGCCGGCGAAGGGCAGCACGGCACCGACAGGCGTCACTTGCGACCCATTGACCTCGATGCCGCTCCCGTTGATGGTCACCACGCGCGTGAGCGCACCGGCGACGATGGTCTCGAAGGCGAGCGCCGCGTCCTCCGCGCCGTCCTCGGCGTCGAGCAGCTCGGCCAGGATGCGGGCGACCGTGCGCTTGGTGCCGGCGTCGCTGCGCGCCGTCCAGGTCCGTTCGCCCAGCAGATCGCCGTCCGTCGAGCTCTCGCTGTCGCGGAACAGCTCTGAGGTCGGCCCCGCGCCGGCACCATCGTCGGTCGAGGTCAGCAGCGCGCCCGAACCGACCAGCGAGACCGTGTTGGCCGTCTCGTCGATCAGGTATTTCGGGATGTCGGCCGTGCCGCTGTACCAGTAGGCGATCCGGGGCGAGACCGAGCCGTCGATCCAGTGGCCGTGGCCGCGCGCCGTGACGGTCGCCGGCCGCGTGCCGCTCGCGCTGTAGCCGCCCTCGGCCAGTTCCGAGATGAGCTCGCCCGGCGGGATCGAGTAGATGGTCTTGACGCCCGCGCCCCAGGCGATCTTCTGGTCGCTGTCCGTCGACTTGAAGATCGTCACGCGGGTCAAGGTGTGGGGCGAGCCGGACGCGGCGACGCCCCAGAATATCTCCTTGTCGTTCGCGTTGACCTCGCCGGGATTGCCGCGGGCGATGAAGAACCCGCCCTCGCCGTCGCCGACGCCGTCGACGATCCGCTGCTTGCCGGCCGGCGCGCCCTCGAGCGCATAGGTGCCCTGGCCCTCGGTCAGCGTGGTTTCGAGACAGTAGTCGGCGACGATTGGCATTACGGCACCAGCTCCTCGAGCGTGAAGGCCTTCTCGTAGATGTCGTAGGCCGGGATGACGAGCGGCGGCAGGTCGGGCCCGATCTGCAGGCCGTAGAGCGTGTCGACGTGCAGGAACTCGGTCGCCGCGGGATCGAGCACCAGCATGATGTCGCGCGTCGTGCCGCGCAGCCGGTCGATCTCGAAGGCGTTGCGCTTCATCTCGGCCTCGGACTGGAAGCCGAGATTGAACGTCCGCACGCGCCGCGCCGGCCTGATCATGGGCAACAACTGGCCGCCGCGCGCGACGTTGACGATGCTGGGGTCTTTCCAGCCCAGCCCCGTGCCGTAGAGGACGTTGACCGGCGGCTGCCAGGCGACGTCGGCATAGGCGCGGCCGACATAGACGCCGTTCGGGTCGGTGTTGCCCGTGTCGTCGACCCGGATGCGCCACCACGGATGGCTGGCCGGCACGGCCGGGAAGTGGAAGACCGGCAGGCGGTCCCAGCCCGAGGGCTTCCCGAACGCGGTCCAGACCGAGGCGGGGCCGAAGCTGTAGCCGACGCTTTCCAGCGCGCCCTCGCTGTCGGCGCCCCAGATCTCCCAGGTGGCGTTGCCCGTCAGGTTGGTCGCCAGCAGGGCGAACAAGGTCGGGGCCGCTGCCGCGGCCAGATGGATGGTGATCTCGATATCGCTGGGGTCGGTGAACAGGCAGGCCTCGCCGGGCTGCATGGTCAGGAGGTTGCCGAGCGGCAGGGTCTCGGCGATCGGACTCGTGCTGGTCAGCGTCGCGGCGTCGATGCGCGCGCCGGTCGCGATCATCGCATTCGCCATGCCCTACCCCCACAACGTCCAGGTGACTTCGTCGGTCGCGAGGTTGGCGCGGATGCCGGCCAGGACGCAGACCTTGCCGATCGCGCTGACCCCCGTGGCGTCGACGATGGCGCCGGGGTCGATCGCGAAGGCGTCGCGATGCACCTGGGCGGTGTAGAAGCCGCGGTCGACCGAATGCAGCGCGCGCAGCCGCGCCGCCTCGACCGCCGCGTCCGCCTGGTCGGTGAAATAGCCGTCGACCACGATCTCGTCCGACAACTTGTGCTTGGTCTGCGTCGTGGTCGCGACCGAGCGCGCGTAGCGGTATTGCGTCGAGTAGAGCCGCCGCAGCTCGGCCGACAACTGGATCGACCCCGCCAGGCCGTCGGCCTCCTGGACGGCGAACATGCGCCGATAGCCGACCCGGAATGCCCAGGGCGGGATGCGGCCCGTCTTCTCGATCAGCACCGTGCCGACGACGTCGGCGTCGCCCAGCGTGTCGTCGGCCGGGAGCGCCGGCACGGCCAGGATGCCGAGCGTGAACCGGCCCGTCAGGGTAACGACCGACCAGGCGCCGGCCCCGCCCAGCAGCGCGTCGATGATCTCGCCGACCGTCGGCGTCTCGTCGGGCCCGATCCAGATCCCGACCGGCGCCGGCTGCGCGGACTCGACGGCGGCGAAGGCGGCGGTGTCGAGCCCGCCCGGGTCGGCGAAATTGTCGAGCCCGAGGAAGCCGGTCACGAGGCGCCGCACGAGCGCGCCCGTGGTCTCGACATAGCCGCCGGTGTCGTCGCCCTCCAGATCGACCGTCAACTGCCCCTCGGGCGCGCTGCCGAGCCGGAGGCAGCCGGCCGCCAGGCAGGTCGCGTATTCGCTCTCGTCGATGTCCTGGCCCGGGCCCTGCGTCGCCGCCAGCAGCGCCGTGGCGGTCGGATAGTCCGGCACCGCGGCCGGCGTCAGGGCCGCGCCCTTGTCCCGCACGGCGTCGACCGCCTGGATCGACCGGAAGCTCAACTGGTAGAGCAGCGCGTTGGCGTCGACCAGCGCCGCCGGCACGTTCTCGCACCGGCCCAGCGCCACCGGCCGGGGCTTGCCCGCGACCGCCTCGTCGCCTTCAAGGCCCCCGCCACCGCCGTAGAACGCGCCCTGGAGCGGCTTGTCGAGCACGCCCTGCTGGTCGCGCAGGAACAGGCGCAGCGTGTTCTCGTCGCGCGAGCGGCCGGCGGCGGTGCCGTAGAACTTGAGTGCGAAGGTCGAGAACGCGGCCCGGCGCTCGCCGCGCCACAGCTCGATCGGCCGGCCGTCCCAGCCATGGTCGAGCACGGCGTCATACCGCCCGTCGCCGTTCTCGATATCGATGTTGCCCAGGCCGGGCTTGCTCCGCCCCGCCGGGCGGTCGCCGTCCCAGAGCCGGACATTGAACTCGAAAGGCGAGCGCAGTGCCGGCGGGAAATGCGTGTGCGGCGGCATGTCGCCGGCGTGGCTGATATAGCTGGTGTCGGCCGCATAGACGGGCGCCTCGCCGCCCGCATAGGTGAAGTCGTCCTCGCCGCCGATGTCGAACTCGCCGACCGGCACGGGCGGGAAGTCCAGCGTCGTCTCGATCGTCGGGTCGTAGGGCCGGGCGACCAGTGCCAGCACGGGATCGCTGTAGACGACCGGGCCGGCGGTACTGACCGGGCCGGCCTCGGTGCCCCACGAGTCGCCCCAGGACGCGCCCCAGGCCCCGCCCCAGGGATTCGCCATCTAGGCCGGCCCCCACTCGGTGCCTTCCTCCCCGTCGCCCGTGACCTCGACCTCGTTGACATGCGTGATGTTGGCGTCGAGCTTACCGGCGACCGTGAAGGTGAGGTCGTCCGTCTTGGCCTTCACGTCGTCGACCTTGGCGTCGGTCGCGGCGATCGCGGCCAGGACTTCCGACTCGTCGGCCGGATCGTCCGGCAGGTTGTCGGTGCGCGCCTTGATCGCAGCGAGCTGCGTCGAGTTGGCGTCGATGTCGGCGGTGATCTCCCCGACGGTCGGCGCGCTGCCGCCGGTCGGCGCCTCCTCCAGCGCGTTCTCGGTGAAGCGCGCGACGCCGCCGTCGCTCTCGACCAGCTCGTTCAAGAGCGCGTCGGCCGCGCCCGGCTTGCTCGCCGGATCGTAGGTGGCCGCAAGCAGATGGTCGAGGTGATAGGTCTCGATCGCGGCGTCGGCCTCTGCGTTGACGTCCGCCTTGGCCTGGGTCGCGAGCGAGCCGACCGAGCCGGTGACGTTGCCGCCGACATTGCCGGTCACGCTGGCCGCGACGACGCTACCGGCCTTGAGCAGCGCCAGCACCCCACCCGCCCGCTCGATCGAGAAATGCGCCAGGACGTGGTTGACCGTCTGGCCGTCGATCGTCGCCGCGCTCAGCACGACCTGGCACTCGCTGCCCGGCGCGTAGGTAGCGCTGGCGCTGAGGTCGATCCGGCAGTGGTGCACGCCGGTCAGGCTGTCGAAATCCTCGCTATCGGTCAGGCCGGTCGTAAGCTGCGCCGCGCTGTTGCCGACATAGACGCTGACCGTGCCGTTGGTGCCGCGCGTGATGCTCGCGCCGTCGGCGTCGTTCGTGCTCCATTTGAAGTCGAGCGTCGCGTCTTCGGCGAAGTCGCCCAGATAGACACTCATGCGGCGATCCTCTCAGGCAACCAGAGCTTGCGGGTGACCGGCACGATGGTCTTGCGCGCAAAGGCCGGGACGATCAGCGGCGCGCGGCTCACCAGCCCGCCGCCGACCTTGGACTTGAGCCGGATCGCGTCGACCAGCGGCCCGGCGACCACACCGCCCGGCGCTTCCTCGGCCGGGATCAGCGCGAAGGCCACGCCGCCCGTCTCGCTTCCGCCCGTCCAGCCCAGGGCGATGCTGGTCTCGGCGATCTCCCGCGTGCCCCAGATCATGCTGTAGGTGTCGGGCATGACCTGGAAACGGATGGTCGTATTGGCGTTCGCCGTATGGGCGTTGTCGTCCACGTCGAAGCCGACGACGATGCCGTAATCACCGGCCACTATGGAGTTGAGGGTCAGACTGACCGACGACCCGAACGTATTGTCGGATGCCGAAGCGCGGATGGCATCGGCATCGCCTGATCCTTGATGCACCCCGGAGAACGACTGCCAGCCAATGACCGGCTCGCCGTCGAACGATCCGGTCGAGAAGTTGACGACCAGGTTATTCGAGCCGCTCGCGGGGTTGCGCAGCCCGTAGACGGCGTAGCCGTTGGCCACGTCGCCAGTGCCGACGAACAACTGTGTCATCGCCACGCCCGCGTAGGTAATCGTCGTCGGTACGGCGACGCCGACGAAGGACGTGTTGATCGCCAAGGTCTTGACGACCAGATACCGATTGTCGCCCGCCCCGACGTCGACCGCGTTGGTGTTGTTCTGCGCGGCCGTCGTGTCGTTCGCGGGCGTGCCGGGGACGATGGCCATCAGGCGCCCTTCGTCACGTTCGCGTCAGCCGCGGCGGCAATCGCCTCGTCGATGGTCTTGCCAAAATCGATGCCTTGGGTGACGACCTTCTCCAGCCACGCGCTTTCCGCCGCGTCGTCGGCATCGAGCACGACGACGGCCTGGAGCGCCCGGGCGGCGCTGTGAAAGTCCGCGACCAGCTTGCCCGGGGCGGCGTCCTTCTCGCAATTCCTGATCCAGCACAGGCACCCGCCCTCGTGATTGAAAAACGCCCTCGTCCCGTGTTTGCCTTCGCGCATTCCCATTGCGGCGCCGAACACCGGGCGGAACTCGTCAAGCGCGCGGCGGTCGGCAAATCGGATTATCATCGGGGTACCCATCGGTCAGAGATCGAACACCTGCCGGAAGGTCACGCCGCCGCCGACGTCAGCAGGCGCAGCTCGGCGTTGAGCCGCGCGTTCTCGCCGGCCAGCGCCGCGACCTGCTGGCGCAGCAGCGACATCTCGTTGACCAACTGGGACAGCAGCCGCGCGGTCTCGCCGGCGCCGGTGTTGATCGCCTGGACGACGCTGGCGCTGCCGTTGTCGTTCGCGCCGACCAGCTGGCCGACGACGCTGCGCACCAGGTCGAGGTCCTGCTGGAAGCCCTGGCTCGACGCGAAGAAGCCGCGCGACGCCTCGATGAGCTGCTGGCCCAATTCCTCGATCCGGCCCTGCGCCGTGAGGTCGCCGGCGAGCGCCTGCGCGGCCGTGGCCTGGAAGGTCGCGCGCACGCCCTCGAGCGACGCGCCGGGCGAGGCGCCCGACAGGCCGCCGAACGTGATCTCATTGAAGAAGTCCTGCAGGCCGCCGAGTTGCTGGCGCGTCACCTGTTCGATCACCTGGGCGCGCTGCAGCGCGTTGAGCCGCTCGACCTCGACGAGGTCGGCGCCCAAGGCCTCGGCCTCGCGCACGCGCCGCTCGGCCTCGCGGTTGAACGCCTCGAGCGCGGCCGCCATGGGATCGGTGATGGCGAGAAGCGCCTGCGAGATCGAGTCGTCGAAGCCCTCGCGCACCTTGGCGATCGACGCCTGCTCGGCCGCCGCGACCTGCTCGGCCGTGACGCCGAATTGCTCCAGCGCCTGCGCCAGCCCGGCAAAGCGGCCCGCGAGCGCGGCCAGCACCTGCTCGGACTGCGTCAGTTCCTCGCCGGCCTCGGCGAAATTCAGCAGGTTGTCGATCGCGGCCGCGACCGCCTCGGCGCCTTGCTCGGCCAGGCCGAGCGACTTCGCGCGATCCTCGAATTCCTTGAGCGTCTCGCCGATCGGCAGGATGGCCGCTTTGGCAGTATTCTCGATGCGTTGCAACGCATCGGCCGCCTCGACCAGTCCCTCGGAGATCGCATCCAGGTTATCCGCGAAGTCGAGGTCGCTGAGGAAATCCTCCAGCTTGGTCGCCGCGCTATTCTTGATCGCCGTGACGACGGTGTCGCTGACGTCGCCCAGAATGCCCTGCTGTGCGGCTGCGCGCAGCGTGCCGATGGCGAGAAATTCCTGCGCGCCCTGGATATCGGACCCGAAGGTGCGCGACACACGCGGCGCGCCGTTGCCGCCGAAGACCGTCGCCGAGATGCCGCCCTGGCTGGGGAAATTGGTCAGATTGGTCTCGGCCGTGCGGAACGGATTGAGCGTCTCGTTGATAGTGGCGCCCAGCCCCGTGATGATCTGGTTGACCGCGGTGCCGACCTGGGTCAGTGCCTGGGCGATCGGCCCGACGTCGCCGCCGTTGTCGCCGGCGCCGCCGGTGAACTGGAAGGCGCCGTTGACGAACCGCGCATTGCCCGACGCGTTCGGGCCGACCGAGGGCTTCGGACCGAAGCCGCCGAGAATGCCGCCGAGGCTCAGGAAGCGCAGCGGCGAGTCGCGACCGATGAAGTCGAACAGCACCGTGCCGATCGGGTCGACCGCGTTGCCGAGCGACCGCAACGGGTTGTTGATCCATTGGTTATGCGACGGCAGCAGCAGCGTATCGATGACGCCGCGCGCCGAGGTCGGGTCCGCGCCCTCGACCTGGCTTTTGACGGCCATCGCTGCCAGCGCTATCCAACCCCAGACCGGGATCGCGGCGAGGCCGGCGCTGACGCCGGCGCCCAGCCCGCCGGCCGCGGCACTCCCGCCGCCGACCGCCGCCGGGCCGGCCATCGCGGCCGACATCGACGCTCCGGTGCCGGCCGCCATCGCGGCGCCCGAGCCGGCCGCGGCGGCGCCGCCCAAGCCAATCCACTGGCCGGCCGTGCTGAGGAGCGAGCCGAAATTGAACCCGCCGCCGCCGCCGCCGAAGGCGCTGAGCGCGGTGTTGGCGACGCCGGCGGTCGAGGAACCCGAGCCGCCCGAGGCGGCCCCGCCGACCCCGAGCGTCTGGCCGACCACCGGCTGAATGACCGCCTGGAACACCAGCGCCGAGGCGATCTCGGCCGCCATGCGGATCATGATGCGCTTGGCCGACTCCGCCAGATCCTCGAAACTGTCGACGCCGCCCGAAAGGATGTTCTCGAACGTATCGGTAAACGCCGCCTGGATGCCGCGCGCCGCGTTCTTGAACGGCTCCAGCATCAGCTCGGCCTGCCGCTCCGCTTCCTTCTCCTGATCGCGCCGCATCTTCTCGGCGGCCTTGGCCTGTTCCTCGATCGCGTCCTTGGTGCGGACCGCGGCCTCGACGCGCCCGCGCTCCGCCGTGGTGAGATCGCGCAGCTTGGCGCCCTGCTCATCGATCAGCTTGTTCTGCGCCTCGAGCGTCGCGAGATGGACCTTCTTCTCGACGCCGCCAAGCGCCTCCGCCTCGGCTGCCGCCTCGAGGCCGGCGATATACTCGACGAGCGATACCTGTCGGCGCTGGTCGGCTTCCGCCTCACGCGCGGCCTTATCCGCCGCCTTCTTCGCGAGTTGCTCTTGTTCCTCGATCTGGCGCAGCATTATCTCGTCGAACTGACGGTCGCTGTCCGCCAGCGCCTTGCCAAGCGCTTCGGCCTCTTCCCGGATTGCCCGCATATCCTCTTTCGAGAGACCGGGGCCGCCCGTCCGTGTCTGGAGCGCGACCGCCTTTTCACGCTCCGCATTCAGGCTTTTCTGGAGCGCCAGCTCCGCTTCCATGGTCTCGACGATATCGCGCTGCCGCGCGATCTCGACCTCGAATGCCTGCCCGGCGCCGGGGCCGGCCATCATCTGGTCCTCGGCGCTCTGTTGCTGCTGCGCCGCGCGCTGATCCGCGATCAGCCTGTCCAGCTTGATGCGCTCGTTGCGGATTTCGTTCTCGGCCCTGGCGATGGCGCCGAGTTCCGCCGCCTGCTGCGCCGCGTTGAGCGCTATGAGCGAGCCCTTGAATTCGTCGGCCGCGACCTTCGACTCCTTGAAGGCACGCTCGATCCGCTCCTGGGCCTCGACCAAACGGTCGCTGTGACGCGACGTGTCGAGCAGGGCGGCGCCGAGGCCGCCGACCACCAAGCCGGCGGCGGCGATCGGGGTAATGATGGTACCGATCCTGAGCCCGCCCTGCACCAGCGCGCCCGTGACCTGCGCGGCCTGCGTCTGCGCGACGATCCACGGGTTCATGCCCGAGGCGAGCGCCTGGAAGGTGTTGACGCCAGATGCCTGCAGGCTGAGCATGCCCTGACGATTGAGCGCCCAGCCGCGCGTCATGGCGGTATTGGCCCTGCTGATCTCTCTGACGTCGGTGACGAAGACCGCCTTGGTGCGCTGGATCGCCGCCGCCGCCTCGGCCTGGCCGAGCGCGCCGGCGCGCAGACCGCCGCGAATCTCCGCGAGCTGCCCGAGATATTGCTGCTGCGCGGCGAACAGCGGATTGTACTTGGCCCGCAGATCGTCGAGCGCCTTGCCGTAGGCGGCGACGTCCTGCGCCCGGGCCGCGCCGCCGAAATCGTCGCGCACGCCGAGCTGCTGGTTGAACGCGCCCTGGCTGGCCGCCGCGCGCTGCGCCGCCGCCGCCTGCTCGGCCGCCTGCGCGACGCCGAGATATTTCTGCCAGAGCTGGTCGAGAACGCGGATCTTGTCTTCTTCCGTCGCCTTGCCCTGCTGGACGACGCGGTTGAGGTCGGCCTCGGCGCGGATCAGCTTCTGGAAGCCGGCCTCGACTGGGTCGGCCGCCGCCGCCCAGCGGTTCCACAGCCGCGCCGCGCTTTCGCTCGCCGGCGCCAGGCGGACCATCGCCTGGTCGAGCAAGCCGAGTCCAGACGCAGTTTTCTGATTGGCGGCATCGACCTGCTCGCCGGCCGCCGCCATCGCATCCATCGCGGCGACGACGCGCTGCGCGCCGGGCAGCGCCTGCGAATCGTCGATGATGACTTCCTGGACGACGGTCGATAGCTCAGTCGCCATGCCGCCTCCGTCCCGGTCGTTTTGAGAGCCCCGGCCGCCGTGCTATGCTGGCCGCCCCGCAACCACGGAGGCCGCCATGCGCGCGCTATGCCCAGCCCTGCTCATGATCGCCCTGATGGCGCCGGTCGCCATCGCGGCATCGCCGGGCGAGATCGCCCAAGAGGCGGTCAGGAACCACCTCAAAGACCCGGATAGCGCCAGGTTCCGGAATGTCACGATCATCCGCGTGGAGCCGGACGGCGCCGTCGTCTGCGGCGAGGTCAACGCTAAGAACAGCTATGGCGGCTATGTCGGCTTCAGGCGCTTCGTAGTCACGGGCGATCACGTCATGATGGACGACACGACGTCCTTCGCCGCGCTTGCGCACGTCCTCTGCACGCCCGGCCGCTAACTTTTCGCCCGGGCGCGCTCCGCCGCCAGGAACTCGGCATCGATCGCCCGCACCATGCGGACCGCGCGGGCCAGCTCGACGCGGTCCCGCTCGCCCTCGACATTGAGCATCCAGTCCGTGATGGCCGATGCCGGGATGAAGCCCAGCGCGAAGCCGACGGGATGGTCGCCCTCCAGCGCCTTGAACACCGCCCAATAGCGCGCCGCCGCGGGATTGAGATCGAAGGGCGGCGCGCAGTCGGCCGGCGGTTCCTCGCCGTCCTCGAGCGCCGCCTCGATCAGCTGCTCGGCGCTTCGCCCGAAGCTGAACTGCCAGCGGGCGAAGTCGCGGAGTTTTTTTCCGTCACCGAGTCGGCCGCGTCCTGGAAGTTCGTGTCCTCATACGCGATGATCATTACCCGGCCGACGAAGCCGATATATTTGCGATCCGTGAGCACGCGGCCCAGGCGCTTGCAATCCTCTTCGCTGGCGAAATCGGCGTCGATCGGTTTGCCGCCCACGCTGAAGCCGCTCATCTCGGTCAGCAGCCCCTCGGCGACCCAATGGGCATTCAGCTTCGAGACGACATCCGGGGGGACGTCCTTCCTGAAGTGCTTGTAGGGCGACCAGAGGCGCTTATGCACTTCCTGAGCGCGCTTCGACCCGGCGGCGCGCACGCCGACATAGGCATCGTCGCTCAGCTGCACGCGGCGGCCGTTCTCATAGGAATTCGGATCGACCGCGAATTCTTCGAGGTTCATGACATGGTTCCTTTGCTGGGGTAGCGGCGGGGCGGCACCCAGCATGCCGCCCCGCCCGCCTCGCGAGGCGTTCTCGGTAGGGCTGGGATGGTCGGGGAACTACGCGGCGAAGCGGTCCGCTTGGAACGAACAGCCGTAGAGCGTGTTCGGGTCGGCGCCCCAGTTGAAGTCCGCCATCACGGCCTGGTTGGGCCCGCCGGCGACGATGGTCGACTGACCGAGCACGAGGGTCGGGATCGTGACGATGTAGGCGTTGCCGGCCGTGTCGACCACGCGGTAGCTGACGAGCAGCTCGGTCTCGGCCTTGTAGGCATCGTAGAGCGTGTAGTCGGCGAAGTAGACCCGCATGGTGCCGCTGACCGTGAGCGTGCCCTTGCTGGCGATGCCGACGGCGTCGCTGCCGCCGAGCGCGAAGGCTAGCGCCGCGCCCTCGCGCGTCAGGGTCGTGTTCAGCCCCATGATCTTCGACGTGGTCTCGACGTCGTCGAGCGTCAGGCTCTTGAAGTGCCCGACCGTGTTCATGACCTTGTTGGTCGGCGCGGCCGTGAAGCCCGAGCCGAGCGCCGCCGCCGCCTTGGTCTCGCCCTTGCACAGCGCGTCGAACTGCGCCGAGAAGAACTGGCCGCGCTGCGCGTTGACCTGGCCGCCGGTGAAAAACACGCCCGGATAGGCGAAGCCCAGATTGGACGCCAGCCGCTTCTGGATCGTCATGGTGTTGACGATCGTGCCGTTGCGCAGCATCGAGCCCTTGATCGTCACGCTGTCGCCCGCGACCTCGGCCGTCAGCGCCGAGGCGACGACGATCCGGTTGTCCGTGTCCTTGTCGACGACGCGGTGGAAGCCGTTGTTGGCCGCAGTCGTGAACCCGGCGACCTTGATCCACTGGCCGACCTCGACGTCCTCGAAGCGTGTCGGGCTCACGGCCTCGAAATAGTCGCCGCCGCTGTCCTCGACGACCGCGATGTCGCTGGCAGCGATATTCAGGTCGGCCGACCACGCGCCGTGCACCAGGCAGGCCAGGTGCTCATCGGTGTTCAGATAGCTGATGCCGGCCGGGATCGAGCCGCGCGCCTGCAAGTCCTGCGTGGTCTGCGCCGCCGCCTGACCGTCCGCGCGCAACTCCGGCGGGCGCGTGCGGTTCTTCTGCTCGCTGAAGCTCTCGCTGTTGACGCGGAACTTCTGATACGCGCCGGCCGGGGGCGTGCCCCAGGTGGTTTCGAGCGCGAAGCTGAGCTCGACGTCGTTGCTGTCGGTGCCGGCCAAATAGGCGGTCGTAGGCATGGCGGGTTCTCCATCTAGGGCTGGCCGGCGTCATCGCGACGCTGGCTGAAAGTGATCAGAGCAGCAGGCCTCGTGACTGCATAAACGTCATCGGGTCTTGCGCGCCCTTGCTTCTATTGCAGGGCGGGCAGAGCAATTGAATATTTGATGCGTAATTCGTCCCGCCAGATTTCAGTGGGACAATATGGTCGATATGAAACAGCCGGCGGATTGAAGCCCGACAAGCCGCACAACGATACCGCTGCATTCTCAATCTGGCGTCGATATCGGCTTGGGTGTGTTTCCCTTCAGCCTTTCTTTTCCGCGCATCCCTGGATGCCCAGTTTGCCCGAAGCTTCTCCTTATTGGCTTGATAATAGCGCCGCTGAATTTCCTTATATTTTTCGGGGTTAGCTAAGACCCAGTCTCTCCGTTTTTTGTTATGCCTATCGCGATCCCGTTCTCTATAGGCTCTGAGTTTTGCAGCATGCGATGAATAGATGCGCGGGGGTGCCAAGGTTACCTCCGTAGCTCTCTCATCGCGACGGCGCGATTGCGGGCTCGGCGAAATGTGCCGACTGCTGACCCTTCCCAGGGCTAGCCGTGCACCTTGCCCAAGGGCGTGTCCGATCAGCTATCGATGTGGAGATACCGGTATCCGACGCCGAAGCTCAGGCCGTACCAGACGCCGGCGACGCCCGTGTCGTCGCGCGGCCCGGCGCTGCCCTGCAGGCGCGTGTCGCAGCGAATGCCGGGGATCGGCTCGCCCTTGAAGATGTTCCAGATCTGATCCGCCAGCGCCGACACCGAGTCCTCGCCGATATCGGCCGGCACGTTGACGTCGACCATGAAGGCGCCGGCCTCGTCCCAGAGCGGCGCCTGCGTCTCGCCGATGTCGCCGCGCTCAGTGTGCGCGCCGGGGAAGCGCAACTCGACCCATGGCTGGCCCTGCGGATCGAACGTCTCGTTCGGCCGGCGCTGCTGCGGGCCGTCGGTGCCGAGCTCGTCGTCCAGATGATCGCGGAGCGCGGCCTTGACGCTGGCGCTGGTCATCGGCGCGCTCCCCTTGGCGATAGTGTCAGCACGGGATACCGGATCGCGCGCGTGCCCTCGGACATGGTGCTCGGATCGCGCCGCAAGGTGCTGTAGCCGGCGAACTCCCGATAGGAAAACCGGACGGTCACGAGGTTGCCGTAACGCGCCCGGACGATCGTGGTCGCGGCCTCGTAGACGCCATCGGGTGCCTGCCCGGACCAGCCGGCCTCGATTTTTCGCGCGTAGGGCAGCAGGTTGACGAACGTCACCTCATCGTCGGGCTGGACCTTGATCGGCCTGCCGGGCTCGGGCGGATCGACCTCGGCGCCGTTGATCAGCAGGCGATGACTGTTCCGATACCGGCCCGTCAGGATCGGCGACAGGCCGGCGATCGTCTTCCAGGCGAAGTCGACAACCGGGTTGGTGACATCGAAAAGAGCGACGACGACGCCGTGCGCCTTGACCGACTCGATCGGCGCGCCGGCCCGGCCGTCGACGATGGTCTCGTAGCTGACGTCGCCGCCCAGCGCCGCGCGGTTCTTCGCCTCGGCCTCGCCGATGACCTCGCGCGCGAACCGGACCAGTTCCAGGCGGCGCGGCTCGCCGGTCAGCCGCTCGCTCATCAGGCTGGCGGCGGCGCGGAACGACTTGAGCCGGGCCATATCAGGCGCGGACCTGGACGTCCCAGGCGAACGCGGTATCGCCCCGATAGAGCGGCGCGGCGCTGATGACGTTGAAGCTCTTGCCCTCGAAGGTCACGCGGTCCGATGCCTTCGGCGCATCCGTCATGCCGGCCGCGGTCAGCCCGGCCTGGAAGATGGCGAGTCGGCGGTCGCCGACGAGAACCCCGCCCTGGAATTCGTGCGCCGCATAGGCGGCAACGCCGGCCCGGACGCCGTAGTCGCGCGCGAAGTCGAACGTCACGGCCGCGCCCAGGGCGGCATTGGCCGCCAGAACGGGCGTGATCGGCACGGCACTGAACTGGTTGGCCGCCGCCTGGACGCCCGCGCCGGTCACCGTGTAGACCGTGGCGACGGGTGCGATCGTCAGCTTGTCGCCCGCCAGCAGCTTGCCGACCGTGAAGGCCGAGCGGATCGAGATCGCGGCCGCGCCGGCCGATGCTGCGGCCGCCAGGGTGAAGCCCGCGCCCTGCGGCGGGTTCTGCGCCGACCCGCTGCCCGTGACGCTCCGATAGCCGACCGCCGCGCCCCACTCGGCCTCGATCTGCCACATCAGCCGGTCGACGTCGCGCTCCACGGGCTGGACGGCCTCGACCGTGAAGGCGTCGCCGCCCAGCGTCAGCACGCCGCCCGCGGCCGGCGCCGGCACGTCGCTGCGCAAGACATGGAAGAATGTCCGGTCGACGATGACCCGCACGGGGCCGAGCATGATCGGCTGCCCGCCGCCCTGCCGGATCGCTTGGCAGGACAGGGCTGGGCCGGAGGCCGGCGCGTAGCTGGCTGCGGCGCCGCGGCGCGCGAAGATCTGGCGCATGTGGGGCGCAAAATTCATAATGCCGCCCCCAATTTTGCGCGTCGCCTCTCTAGATATCTGCGCTGCTGTTCACGGTGACAAGCCCGGCATTCTCTGAAGCCGGATGGTTTGATGTATAAATTTCGGCCGCTATACGGGTGGCCATGTGGACAGTGAGTCGCCTCAATATTCCGGCGAATGATCGTGTTGCCTCGCGCCAAATTCTCGAGGCGGGTCACCGGCTCAAGGTGACGGGGTTTAACGCAGCACCGCACGCGGCAAAGATGATCCAAATCCAGCTTTTCTGGGATCGCGGCGACAAGCATCTCATATGCAATGCGGTGCGCGTTACCGACGATCCTTTCACCCATGGCGAAGCGGCCATAGCCGCCATTGTTGAGGGAATCGGTCCAGAGCCAACATGGACCGAGATCCGGGCGGCAATCAGGAACAGGCCCACGCTTATTCACCTTCGACCAGAAGCGAGTCTCTGCGTCAGCGGCAAGCAGGCGCCGTCCGTTTTCGATTATCATCGCCCCTCCCGTCGAGCACGCCGGCCTCGATCTCGTCCAGCAGCACGTCCCAGATGTCGGCGACGCGCCGGTCCGTGCCGATGAACCGGGCGTGGACGTAGTTCTTCAGCATCCACGCCACCGTCGTCTCGAGCACGCGCCACCGCCCCCGGTCGTCCCGCACGAGATCGATGCCGCACCAGGCGAAGCTTTCGGCGGCAAAGAAGTCGTTCGCCGCGGCCAGCGCCTCGGCGGCCTCGCCGGCGGGATTGTCCACCGCCTCGATCCGGCCCGAGCCAGACGCGAACGGAACGTGCGGCCGGTTGTGGCGCCGGAACATGAAGCGCTGTCGGCCGATCGCGACCACGCGGTAGTCGTGCGGGTTGCCGGCCAGGAAGCGCTGCCACAGCAGATAGCCGCGCTGCACCTGGGCCTTGGCGATCGGCAGGCCGGCGCCGAATACCCGCTCGATTTCCAGGCGGGCCGCGTCGGCGGTCGCGATCAGGCGCACATTCTGCGACGACGCTCCCCCGCTGCTCTTCGATATGAAGGGGAAGCCGAGCCGCCCGACCGCCGCCTCGCCCGCCTCCCGGCTTTCCAGGATCCGCGTCTCCGGCATCCAGTGCCCGAATTGCCGCGCCTGCTCGACCTTGTCGTCGTACAGCAGGGCGCTACGCCGATCCGGGATGACGGTCAGGCGCGGGTTGGCGTGCAGGACCGCAATGTCCCGCTGGTGCCCGGACAACCATCGGGGGTCATGGTACATGCGAAAGAACGCGTAGCCGGCGTCGGGCTCGGCCGGGTTGGTGAACAGCCGGGCATCGATGCCGCGCTTGCGCGCCGCCATGCAGAGATCGTGGCCCCATCGCGCCGCGCCGAAGGCGTCGTCGCAGCACCACAATCTCATCGATAATGCTCCTGGACCCAAGGCAGGCGCTGGGCTTCTTTCGACCAGGGATTGATTTTGCCGTGGAAGAAAACCAGCACGTCCTTGTCCCGGGGCTCGCCGCCGAACTGCCGCATGACGTCCCGGCGATAGCTCACGACGCCGTCGTCGACCGTCCAGCAGGCCTCGCCCGGACCGAGCACCTTGGACAGCACGGCCTGGTCGGAACCGACCCGCCCCTCTTCGCGCGTCAGCCGCGGCGTCTCGACCGGGTCGAAAGCCTCCCAGACTTGCGTTCGCGTCCCCGCCGTCAGCAGGAACATCGACCCGCAATAGAGGAACCGGTTGCCCGACAGGCTGGCGTTCGGGTCGCGCCAGATGACGAAGTCCTCGGGCCGATCCCAGGTCGGCACCAGGTCCCGGAGTCCGACGCAATCGAGATCGAGGCAGACGAAGCGCTCGCCGAACGTCTCCGCCGCATCGGGCGCGAAGAGGCGCAGCCGGCGATAGCAGGACGGTGCGTGGGGGCCGGACGGGTTCGGCACGTCGCCCCAGGTCGACCAGAGCGGTACGGCGACGATGTCCGGGTGCAGGCCGGCCGGGTCGTCCGTCACGCAGAAGAACCGGAAGGGCCGGCGATAATGCCGGCGCACCATCGAATAGACGGTGTTGACGTGCTGCGCGTCGAACTTCGTATGGTAGCCGGGCTGCGTCCATTTGAACGTCACGACGCCGAGATAGTGTCTCAATTTGAATGCTCAAATGAGCTTTTCGCCGGCACGCTCGGGCCACTGCCCCACGTTATGCCGGCCCGCGAGCACTATCCCGCGGTCGAGAATCACCCGTGCTGCCGCCACGTCCCGGTCGAGGGCGTGGCCGCAGCCGCACTTATGTCGCCGAGTCGAAAGAGATTTCGGCGCGACGGCGCCGCAAGCCGGACAGGTCTGCGACGTTAGTTTCGGGTCGACGCGGATCACTCGGCCACCAGCTTTCGCAGCTTTGTAGTCGAGCATCTGGACGAACCTTCCCCAAGCGGCATCGTGCATCTGGCGCGCGTGCGG